CGCTACGTGACCCGCAAAGAGAGCGTCCGCACAGTACCTTGAGTACCCCCCCTGCCCATACGCGCCATGAGACGCCACAGGATGGCCGGTGCGCGGTTTTCTTGATTGTTGCGGTACCGGGCCATGCGTCATCGCTTACGCGTGAAGAAGCGCAGGTTCTGTGCGAGCTCAGGAAAGAAGCGCCGCTCGATGACTTCCTCTGCTTGGCGCATGGTTTCGGGGCGCACCGTCGATGTGCGGATCGTCGGCCCCCATACCTTCCTGATCCTGCGCGTTTTCGGTCCGAAGTCTTCAACGCGGCGTTTGTACACGTGCCCGTGCAGCTTCTCGCTGATGAACGTGTGGCGATACAGTTTGCGGTCGCCCCAGGCGCTGGCCTTGACGCCACGCTTCATCTGCTTCGGATTGAAGTCCTTCAGACTCACAGCGCCGAAGCGCACCTTGAGTTTGTAGAAAGGCGACGCGACCGTGCCGAAGTGAGCTTGGAACCACTGCTTGCGCTTCAAGTCTTTCTGCTTAACGCCCGAGTCCTTGGAAACGGCCTTATATACGACGCGTTCAGTCGCTTTCCCCACGCGCTTGACGGTGCGGTTCAGCGCCTTGGGCAGTTGCTTGCGCTGCGTATCGCTCAGCCTCTTTGCCAATCGCTCGAAGTCGCGCTCGATGTTGATCTGCATTGCCTCAGCCCTCATCTAGGTGTCCCGTTATCGCCGGGACCACACGGCCCCGCGACGCGCAGGAGCATAAGCTGCGGGGGCATCGCCACGGGACGGCAAACCATGTTAGCCATGCAGTGGGTGCGCGTATGCCGACCATTGGTTTACATCCGGCCGATTTAGGAAGTTTGCAAAAGAAATAAATTGACGCAGAGCGCCACTGTGTGCGTTGGCCGGTGGCTGATTTAGGAAGTTTGCAAAAGAAATAAATTGACGGGCAGATGCTTTTGTGATGGGCAAAAAAAAGCCCCGCGGGTGCGAGGCTTAATGAACGAATGCTGCGTGGTATCAATCGAGCATTCGTTTGATTCGCATGAACGACGTCGGCTCGTACCGTCGTGTGATTTCGTCTGCGATGTCCCGCAGGCTTACTCCGTCCGCACGCAACTCGGCGATCCGCGCCAACGCTTCGCGCCTGTACGGTTGCTCAACAACATCGCCGACATCGTTGGTGGTGTAGCCGAAGGACCTCGGGTCGCGCCGATCTGAATCGAACCAGCGAGAATTTGGCCCTAGTTGCGTGCTGCCGAGCTTCAACGCATCGAGGACGCCAGCGCGTGTCGACTGTAGGCAATGCTCAGTGATCGTCTGCACGGTCTCACCGTCTGCCTCCAGCACTGCGCGTGCGCGCTCGACGTTATGCTCCAGGGCGACGTGAACACCATCGCCCGTTTCAATCGTGTGGATTTTCATACCTCATCTCCGCGAGATTCCATTGCTCGACGTGTTGCTACGAGAGCAGCAGCAGTTTCTTTTTTGGTCCGGCGAGGGCTGACCGCTTCGATGCGGAGGCGACCATCGCGGTCCTTAACGATGACGCCTACCTCGCCAACGTGGCTAAGGTCCGCGGCATCAGCAGCAGATGAATATCGTCCATATTTCGATTCGTCTGTGCGGTGTTCCCAATAATAGGTTGCGCTCATGCGTCTTCTGCTTCTGTTACCCAGGTGCTGCCAAACAAGATCTCACCGCCTTTTTTCTGCAGCGTTTTTATCTGCTTGTAGATCTCACCGATCTCATCTTCGTGATCGGGGTCTTCTGCCATCAACAAGAATCCGCGACGATTGTTTAGGCTCTTCAGTTCTTCTTCGATATAAACCATCTCTTCAGAGATCCCTAGCTCCGTCCACGGATCGATGTTTTCGACGTACTCGTAAGCCTCATCTTCATCGTGGTTTTCGATAACAGTCCTTACCAAAATGTCGGCGTAATGACGGTAATGGCTTTCTCGCTGCGCGACTAAATTCTTGCGCCAGCAGGCAAGAGCCTCATCTCGGTCGTCAAAGTAATATAGGATTGGTTGGAACTTGTCGCGAAACCAGTGCGCCGTCCCCACCTCGTACTCGACTTTAGTAGTCATGCCTGCTCTCCTGCTTCTGCCTTCGCCCGTGCAACCTCAACCTCGCTCAGTCTCGCAGCAAAATCTTCTGCCAGCGCGACCGCTCGATTGAACTGGTCGTCCGACTCGGCGCTGATCGCCAAGCGCAATGCAGCGACCAGTGCCTCGTTATCGTTGGATGGTTTGTTCATGTCTCTGCCCTCGCCCTAAGAACCGCATTTGCCTCGTCGTCAAAATCTTTAAACGGGTGGTCGAATCTAGACTCAAGCCAGTCCTGAGCGGACTGTGTCGCGACCCGTTTGATCGCTTTAAACTCCCTCCGGCGCTTCTCAGTGATGCGCTGATAACCCATCGCGTTCGCCCACGTCGCGATGTTGAGGTCGAGGTGAATTTTTGGCACTACAACGAACGCGCCCTTGTATTGGTTTTTCGGCTTGGCTCCGCCGCGATAGCTGACCCGCAGGGCTCCTACCTCACTTTTTTTCAACGGAATGCCGGCTGCGCCGATGCCGTTGATTTTTGTTAAACGTTTCATCTTTTTCTCCTTGCCCCTGTGTGTTTGTCTATGTAACGGTTCCCATAGTACTGTCTGTTACACATGGGTCAAGCACTTTGTTACATTTTTTCACTTTTTTTTAGTTACATCCTTTGTTCATGTGTTCTTAGCTCCCCAACCCGATGCTGAGCGTGCCGTCGCCGTTAGCAAAAAGCATTTCGACAAACCTATGATCGCTATCGCCGGACCGCTCAATGTACTCGTCAACCGCAGTTAGAACGGAAGCGATGTCTACTTGCCCGTTGCGAATCAGCACCTCATTTTCCATTGTCAGAGTTGTGTCTGTGTCGTTTTCACACAGATAGTCCGGCACCGTGTGTCGAAATTTGTAGATGCCGTCCGTCAGATCCGCGCTAATCCACTCAGTCCCGACGCGGTTCTCTAAAACCCAGTCATCCATGTTGCCGCTCGTGTCTGCGTGGATCGACCAGTCTGCGTTGAAGCCCCATTTTTCGCTTTCTTGCAATGTGATGATTTTGTCCATGTCGTTGCCCCTGTGTGTTTGTCTATGTAACGGTTCCCATAGTACTGTCTGTTACACATGGGTCAAGCACTTTGTTACATTTATTTAATCTTTTTTTGTTACACGCCTCAGTCGCGCACAGCTGCGAGATACCTGGCGACCTGCGCCGCTGCGTCTCCCGAGGTCACCATGTCGCCCGTGTAACGCAGCACCACATACCCAAGCTCAACGACCGCGTTGTATTTGACGCAATCGGACTGGAAGCCTTTGCCTGACGTATGCCGTGATCGTGCCATCCACGTTCCCCCTTCGATTTCGATCACCAGCATTTCGCTCGCAATGACGAAATCAAAACGGAACCGCCGACCGGGTATCAGGCGTTGCTCGCGTTCGTAGGCGATGCCCAATGCATCAAGTTGCTGCGCAAACGACTCCTCCAGGTGGCTCTTTTTCTTAGCCACGCGCGCGCCCCAACGGCCCCCTGGGGAGGACTGGAGGGCACGCAAGTGCCCCAGTCCATATCCCCCCTTTAGGGGGAGCAACTGATGCACTGATGCACCCCTTTAAAATCAAAGACTTACAAGCGTTTTTCCGAACTGATGCGGATTTGAACTGATGCACTGATGCAAAATCGTGCATTTTCGCTGTAAGTCGTTGATTTATATAGCTGCACCAGTTAACCATAAGTAACTGATGCACAACTGATGCACTGGTGTTTTGCATCAGTTCAAAAACGCGCATTCGGCACCTCAACAAAGCGCCGACGCACTCGGTTGCTGTCGATCCCTTCGCAAATCACCAGCGCCCTGTTCGCGATCCACGTCGCCAAAAGCGCCTTGATTTGGCTTTTGACGGCGGGGTCGGTCGCGTCGAGTTCCAGCACCTCGGCGACGGCAATTCCGGCCCAATTGCTCGATCTCACATCCTCGCGCCACTCACCCGCGCGGATTTTTGCCAGCACCGCATGGAGGTCGCGTGTGGTGATATCAGCGAACGGATCGGGCCAGGACCAAGGCTCAACGACGCCGACGCTGTCCCCATTTGGCAGCAGCACCGAAATCATTTTCCGCCAACTGCTATCGGAGGAAGGCGGCGCGAGATTGTCCTTGCTGGTGCCTTCTCTGGTGTAGCGCCACGGCTCGTCGATCCCGGCCATGCGCGCCTCATCGTCCGACATCCTCTGCAATCTCCGCACGTGCCGCGCGGCATCTGTCAGTGAAGACGCCCCGCGCGCGTCCGTGTAGCTTTCGGATTGATTCGGCGTTGCTTTCCGCACGTGATGAACTAGGTGAACGGCACAGTTCGCAGCGTCAGCGACGCGCGCCCACGCCTTAGCAACCACGTCGATCGCGGCGTTGTCGTTCTCGCTTCCCGCCCGATGCGAGGAGACAAATGGATCGACGCAGACCGCATCGATGCGATATTGGCGAACGAACTCGATCACCGCATCGACGGCAGGCGTTAGGAAAACGTCGCCGTTTTGCGTTTCCGCTATTACTAGCTCGCTATCGCGCCCACTATTAACAAACAGACGACCGGCCAGGTCATCAGCGGATATGCCGTAGTGCTGACAGATCGCCGCGATGCGCCGCTGCGCCTCCTCGATGGGGTCCTCTAGTCCCCACACCCAAACCCGCCGCGGCTCTTCCACCTCAACGCCGAGTAGCGGCTTACCACTCGCCATCGCAACTGCTTCTGCTGTGGTCAGCGCGGTCTTGCCCGTCCCGCCAGCGGCGACAGTGAGGCTAAGGTATCGGCGGATATAATGGGTGCCATATACCCAATCCCTAGCCTCGATATCGCTGCCGTCTGTCCACTCAAAAGGCGTCGGTTCAAGCGCATCGATCTTCGCCTGGACGGCTTCCTGCTGTGCCTCTGCGCGTGCGGCATCATCCGCTTTGCGACGTGCCAAGACGGCTTCGTTGGTCGGCCCCCATTTATTGCGCGCGCCGTCGATTGCGGTCTGAAATTCGTTCAAAGTTTCTTCGTCGGTGTAACCTGGTTGTGTCCAGCCGGGAGCCTCCGCGAGTATTTCTTCGTCCGTGTACGGGTCGTCCGATGTCACTTTGCTGGCGACTTCTGAAATCATTTCGTCGTGCCAGCCCCTCGGCGTAAACCCGAGCACAATGTCGTGCGCGGCCACCTCGTCCTCGATCTTGCGCATGAACGCCGCCTGCCAGATCGGTATGTCGTCGAACGGGTCGACGCCCACGTCGCGCTCTAGCTCATAAACGGCCCCGCTTTCGTGCACGCTGCCCGGTAGCACGGCACACCCGCCAATGCCGCGCACATCAATCTTTGCGTCAGGATTTGCCTGATTTTTGACCGGTGCGTGAGGATTCACGCGGAAGTAGAAATGGCACCCGCGCGACGTGCGAGTGCGAAGCGGCGTGTACGGCAGATGCTTCCGCACCCAGGTGATCGCGTCCTGCGAATCGGCATCGACGCAGATCAGTTCGCGGCCGGTGATGACGCACCAGTTGCAATCCCGGAAACGCGGACTGGTGGTCCAGTGCTGCATGTCGGCTTCTGTGACGGGATCAGTCTGAAACTTGCGCCAACTGATCGCTGGCCACTTCCCGCGCGGGCGCGCAGGCACCACCGTGATGCCATGCTCCCAAAAGTGCCACGCGCTTGCGTCGGTTCTTCCCACCGCGCGCATCAGCGCTGGTATAGGTCGGGTCGGAGTTCTTCTCGGTCGATGCCTGTGGCGGCTTCAACCTGTAAAAGTCGGCGGTCGGGTATGCCGTGGTCGCTATTTCTCCACTTGTACACGGCCATGCGCGAGATACTGAGCGCCTGGGCGAGTTCTTCGATGCGGATTTTCTGCCAAACGGTTTCGGGCGTCATTTTTTGATTCCGTATTTGTGAATTAAACAACACAAATACAACACCAAATGTTGACTAATCAACACCCAACGCGAACGCATGGCGTTATGCGTTTAAATCCGACGTTTTATGTCGCGTCGTTTCTCCGATGATGCATCTCGATCACGTCAGCCATATGCCTCTGCATGTACACCGGATCGGCCAGCACTTTTTCGACTTGTGCGGTGAAACTTTCGCTATCCCACTGAATTTCAGTTTCCGATTCAAACTGCCGCACGAGCTTGATCGCGTGTCGCATGTCTTTGAGCGGGATGCGCTCGGCCGGTTCGCCCGATATCCACTCGTCGAGATCGAGGTCTAGCGCGCGCGCGAGCGCATATAGGGTAGCGCCGCGCTTCGGCAGCGATCCTCGCAGCACCGCCTGACTAACCTGCGGGCTTGCCCCGGTCAGTTTGCGGACTCGCGCTTGTCGTCCTGTGCTTGGCCACCCTCGTTCGGTGAGCGTCTGCGCTAACCAATCCGCGCGCAGTTGGCATTGCCCGTCTGCAAATTTCATTTGTTCGCCCGTCGACTTGGGTATACCCACCGTATGCCGCGCGGCTGGTGTTTGCAAACCTTTTGTTGATATAGCGACGGTTCAGTTTGTTGTTTTTGATGTGCACCAAAACACGACACAACAACTTCTGGTTTACATGAAACCATCGGTTTGTTAGGTTATGGTGCCCTATCAATAAGAAATGGTGATCCCAAATGAACGAAACATACATTGATGAATTAGCCGGAATGTGGCTGATGAAAAAACAAGAACTTGAACGCACAAAGCTAGATTTGGTGGGGATCGAGCAAAAAATGATGCCCCTTTTAGAGCAAACAGAAGAAGGGTCGCGCACCACAACGACGCCGGCAGGCAACAAAGTCACACTCCGCCGCGGTTACAACTACACCTTCGACGGAACCGCACTCCACCGCATCCGCGCTCAGATCCCGGCTGCATTGTTGCCGTTGAAAACCAAAGAAATCTTAGACGAACCGCGCTTGCGCGAGCTTCGAAGCAACGAACCCGAGACGTATCGCATCCTGGCAACCGCGATCCGCAAAAGACCGGCGAAGCCATACATTCGCGTGGAGCCTGCCGATGTTTGATCTGGCAAGCATTCGCAAGACGACCACATCAGCACCCCTGATTCTTTTATATGGCACCAGCGGCGTCGGAAAAACCACATTCGCGGCTCAAGCCCCCGCGCCGGTGTTTATCCAAACGGAACAAGGCGAGGGCCGACTAACGCTGGATGCTTTCCCGCTTGTCGAATCGTTCGATGACGTACTGACCGCACTCGCGAACCTGATCGAACAGGACCACGCGTACAAAACGCTGGTGATCGACTCGCTCGACCATCTTGAGAATCACATACACGCAGCAACTTCCAAGGAAGGCGGAAAGGACTCCATCGAAGCATTCGGATATGGCAAGGGTTATGTCTTAGCGAGCGAAAAGTGGCGAACCCTCACCCGTGCACTAACGACTCTACGCAGTCGCCGAGACATGACAATCGTTTTGATCGCGCATGCGCACATCCGGCGGCACATGGACCCGACGAGCGAAGCGTACGACAGGTACGAGCCGAAG